GTTTGTAGATGGATTGCAGAATGTTTGCGCTGTTGCAATGCTTTAGCTACCCAAGTCTTGAAAAGCCCCAATCTATATTGTGCTTTCGGTTTCCGCAAAGGGGGTTGCGACCCCCTTGGAACCCCCGTCAGGGGAGTTTTTGGAGGCGACAGCCGACTTCCACGTTCGAGTTCGACGCGCTGTTGAAGTTCACGTAGAACAGCCCGTGACTCAGGTACTGGCCATAGTAACCACCAACGAACAGACACGGGTAGGAAGCGCTGAAGTCCCAGTAATCGGGAACGAAGGTCGTCTGCGAACCATTCGCCGCCGTCGGGTACATGCACCACTCGAACCCAGAAACGCCTGAAACGCTCATAGCGGACGGGTGTCCGCTGCTCGGCGTTCCAACCGCTGTGCCGCCTGTGCTGTCGCTGAAATTCGCCGGATTTAGTATAACGTTCAGGCCGCTGCTGTTGTAGTAGCACCCGTCCAACCAGTCATACACGTTGCCCCACAGGTCCTCAATGTATCGGTACTGCACACCAGCGCCGTAGGTCGTCCGGCTGGACTGCATTGTGCCGGTGTGGTAGGGCATGGTGTCAGATGTGCCTGTGTGCTGTGCCGATGAGCTATTCCCGCACCCGTACCCGATTTTCGTCTGCGAGTTCCAATCCGCAAATTCCACAAGATACAACATCTGAATGGTTTGGAGCATCGCGAGGTCCCATTGCCATATAGTGGAGCCAAGATTGCTAATACTCTCTCTCGCGGAACTCCGCGTGATACTTACTTTCGTGGTGAAACCGGAGGACAGCGATTCGTAGGTAGATACGGAGTGGTACCGGCCAACATACACAGCATCCCGCTCACCCTTTCCATCCCCTCTATCCATGTGGGCAGGAGAAACGGAGAATCCATCAACCGGCCCGTCCGCAATTTGCAGCTTCAATTTGCTTCCGCTTTTCGTCCACTTGAACCAAAACTTCGGGATTTTTACAACGACACCCGCATCGCTGTGTGTTTCCTTCACCATCCCACTCCAAGGCATACAGTTGTCAAATGGAGAGCTATAGGAGGACGCGCCGGACACATACGGCACAGGATCGGAGAAATTGGCTGCGGCATCCGTGCGCGTCCAGGCCGTAGAACTTCCCCCGGCCCACTCAGCCCCGTACACTTTGGCGTAAACCAGTTTAACCGCATACTGCTTCACCGCATCCACAACGACCGTGGTGCTTGCACTGTCTGCACCAAGCGTGGCCGTAATAGTCCACGTCCCGTAGTGCGGGATTTCAAGCGCCCACGTCCCGCTGGATTCTGTGCCTGTCACTGTACTGTTCCCGCTTTTCGCTGTCACCGTGGAACCGGTAGGGGCGGTTACGGCGATGACAGGGGACAGCACACCAAGGTTTTTTCTCACAGAAGAAGCAGTCGCAGCACCAGTGCCGCCACGGGCAACGGGGAGAATACCGCTGTTGATGTCATCAGCGCTGTGCGTGTGTTCAGCAGCCGCCGCGCCGATCTGGTCACGGGTGACGTTGTGCGGGTTATTCTTGTTCCCCGTGTGGGTATCCAGACCACTCTGGAGCGCAGAGGCGGCCTGCTGTGCTGCGGCTTTGGTGTTGGCCACAGCCTGCCGGATGTCGGCGTGGGCACCGGCGCTGCTGTTGTGCGCGACAACGGCCGCCTCCGCTGTGCCTTTGGGGTCGTAATTCATCGCCGGGAGCTGCCCCTCCGGGACTTTTCCGTCACTGCCCAGCGTTGCCACGCCGCCGGGGGCACCCCGGTCTGCGCTGGCGATGTAGTCCATCTCCGGCAGTTGTTCTGCCGGGACTTTTCCGTTTTTAAGATCTGCTTTTTGTTCTAGCGCCGCCTGAACTTCTTGGACTTTCGTCCCGTCCCCTTCCGCTTTCTGGGCCTGGGCTTTCAGCTGGGTGTCGATTTTTTCCATGTTCTGGTTCAGATCTTCGACGTCGATAAAGTCTTCTCCATCCAGCTTTTTCAGACGGTAGTTTTCTGTGTACGTCACTCTGGCAGCACCTCCTCTCTCATGGTCTTCCAGGTCATGGTCTTTGCCTGGTTCCAGGTGAATCTCTTCGCTGCGTTCCAGGTGTTGTAGAGCTGAGACAGCGCCAACACCAGGTTTTGCGGCGTGACCCGCTCCAGCATGGCCTGCACATCGGCAAAGTTGTTCTTGGCGGCCAGACCAACTTTAACGGACAGGGTATAGGCCCCGTCCATCTCTGCCGTGTAATTCCCGGCGCCGCACAGGGTTTCCAGAATGGCCCGCAGCTGTTTGATCGTGTAAGGCAGCTCTTCATTCCAGCGGGCCAGGATACGGAAGCGTCGGTCCTCAAGGCTGTCCGTGCCCTTGGGTGTGATGCCTAAAATTTTCTCCCAGCGCCCCAGGCCCAGGCCCTCGGCGGAAACGATGAACTGGTTTTCCAGCAGAGATTCTGCCGCCTCCCACACCTGGTCCAGTTCCGGCTGCTGGCCGACTAAGATCGCCTGTATCTCCGTGTAGTCCCGCAGCACATAGGGCAGGTAGCTCATCAGGCTTCGTGTCACAGATCACCCCTCCTTCCCTCATGCGCTGATCGTGATGGTGCTGGCCGTGATCTCGCCCAGCACAGGGATGTGGTCGAGCGCCAGGGCGTAGTTTGTAGCGGCACCATTGAGCTTTGTCCCGGCAATGTCTAAAATGCCGTCGATGTCCAGCAGGCTGCTCTCCACCTGGCTGATCCGGACAATGAGCGTCTCCTCTTGGTCGGCCCAGCTTTTGGCCAGCTCCAGGAAATAGGCGTTGACGGCATCGGTCACATAGCCCTTCACGTCGTCCCAGGCCCAGCCCCGTTGATAATACAGGGAGAAAGACAAGTCCACAGTTTCAGCCTCTACACCCTGCACTTTGACCACATGGCCAATGGGTGCGATGCCCAGCCCCTCCCCGGCGTTCTGTTCCGGGTCGATGGCGGTCTGCACCTGGCTGATGAGCGTGGCAGAGGGCTGCGAAAAGGTGCTGTCGATGAGGACCAGCTTCACCGTGCCGCCCACCGTCAGCTTGCCGGAAGACCCGGCAGCATACACGACCTCCAGCCAGGTCTTGACCGTCTCCGGCACCCCAGAGAGGCCCTGCATCCAGGCCTCAGCCTCTTGGGGCGGGGCCAGGCTGGCCGGGGCAACATCCCCGTTCCAGGCCCGATAGACCTTCACGCCACCCACGCCGGGGAGGGCCTTGGTTTTCTCGATGTAATCAATACGATTGCCACCGAACGCCTGGGCGTTCAGGTTGTCAAAATATCGCCGCCGTAGATCTTCCGTATCCTCCTCGTCCTCTCCTGGGACGAGGAGCTCCGTGACGGAACAGCTTTCCAGCCCTTCGATAAAATCGATGGGGACAACAGGGCCACTGTACTGGTTGCCCTCCTGCCCAGCTGTCTCACAGGTCAGCTCATAGGCTCCACTGCCCAGATCATCGGTGACAGCGTAGTTCAGCGCCCCGATGGAGAAGCGTGTGTTCATGCTCAGGCTCAGAGACGTGGGCACGACCTCCAGCCGCAGGACTGCTGGGGTCGCAGAATAGGGCACGATGCCCCGCTCCCCTGCCCGCCGGATGAGATACTCCCGGCTGGCCGTGTCTGCGAACGTCTCCGCAAACAGGTTGTCCAGAGCTAGGTACAGGTTTTGTAGTTCCATGGCCGCTGGGGCACTCCCCAGCCAGACCAGGGAACCTTCTCTCGTGTCGACGTTCCCGTCAATGGACCCGGCTCGTTCCAGCATCCGCCCCAGTAAGGTCTCATAGGTGATCTCTTCATACATGTCAGGTATTCACCTCCACTTCTGCGCTGGTTTGGCCGAAGATCGTCACCACGGTAAACTCAGCAAGTATTTTCTTTCCAGTTACGGTAAAGTGGAAATCCTTGACCTCTGTGATGCGGTCATCCTGCAACAGGGCTTCGCTGACGCGCCGCTGGATCTCCACCTTGCAATAGTCCGGGTGCTGGCCGATGAGATCCATCAGCTCTACTCCATAGTCCCAGGAGTAAATAGGCCATTCATAGCGCTCCACGTTCAGGATCAGATAGATGGCCTGCTCCATCGCCTCGATCTGGTCGATGGTCCCACGAACCACCTGCCAAGTGTGGTCCAGGTGGAAGGTCCGGCTGGGCTTGTTTTCCTCGACGGTGAAGTCCTGGGTCAAGTCATCTTGATAGGCAGTGGGCAGCATTACAACGCCCCCTTTTTGCCCAGGATGAGGAAGCGCTGGCCGCCCTGCTCCCGCAGCAGCACCAGCTTGTCCCCCGGTTTCCAGTCCGGCTTAGGGTCCAGAGCCAAGAAGAACTCCTTTTTCAATTCCTGCTGGGTGGCTAGCTTGACCTTAAAGGGGCTGACGGTCAGAATGGTCCCGAACACCAGCTGCACCGGCTTCTCTGCCGCCACAGCGGCCACGGCCACCCGCTTCACTACGTCTAAAAATCGTGTCATGTCACAAACTCCCCCCGGATGCCGGATAGATTTAGATCCATCGTGTGGACGCCGGCCGCCCAGGTGTGGGTCACTTTTTCCACGCACATATAGTTTTGTACGCTGATGTCACCCAGGCCCAGCCTAACCACCAGCAGCGAACCGCCCCGGACCCGTGGGTCCCCAAAGGCTTTCTTGATGGTCAGCGTCCGGTGCTTCTTGTTGTAGT